CGGTATTCCAGTAGACATGGAGGGTAATCGTGTTGAGAATGATACGATTATTGAGTGTTCTTACAATACAGATGCTGGACGTTGGAACATTATGCGAACACGGTATGATAAGACCTATCAGTATCGCGTATTAGGTCATCCTCAGTTTGGAAATGATATTTCAGTTGCTGATTCAATTTGGACTAATATTCATGTTCCCATTACCGAAGAGATGATTCGAAATTTGGTAGATGCTCCACCGGATGCGACCTTTGAAGATGATCTCTACTACCGAGATAACTTGGATGCACGTGATAGAATTCTCAAAGATGTCTACGGATTTCATAACCGAGTTAAAGATGAACTCTATCGTTCTTCTATCAAACAAGGAGACTCTTTGCTAGAGTTAGCCGTTGGTCGAGCAGGTGATCTTCTCAAATGGAAGCGCACAAAACCTTCACGAGTTGTGGGTATTGATTCATCGATGTCCTGCATTACATCTCCTCGTCAAGGAGCTTGTGTTCGATACTTGAAAGAGAAAGCAAATCATCCAACAGACTATATTCCTCCAGTTCTGTTTATCTGTGGAGACATGACCAAGCCTCTCTTCGAAGGAGATTCAAAGTATGCAAACATTGTCTCTGGAGCTGAACCTGCTCCAACTCCTTATCTTCAGAACTTTGCAGGAAAGACAGACTTTGATACGATCTCTTGTCAGATGGCAATTCACTATGCTTGTGAATCGGATGAATCATTTGAAGCATTTGCAACCAATCTTGAAACTCATGGTAACGGATTGTTCTTTGGAACTTGTTTGGATGGAGCTTCAGTCTATGCATTGATGATGGGTAAGAAGAGTCATCGATTCCGATCAGGATCTCAGATCTTCGGAGAGTTTGTCAAGGAATACGACGATGGTCAAGGATGGGTTGAAACCTTTGGAAATGCGATTTCAGTTCATCTAGAAAGCTTTGAACAACCTCAGAAAGAGTATTTGGTTCCATTTGAGAGAATGACAGAAGTTCTCAAACAGCATGGATATAACTTGGTTTCAACTACAATGTTTGGAGATCACTATGCAAGTCAGAATAACATTCTGCTCACTCAAGAACATCAAGCATTCAGTTTCTTACACCGAAGCTTTGTATTTGAAAAATCCAAGGAACCTAAGAGTACTGAAAAGCAGGAAGTTGAAATTCCAGTTGCTGAACCTGAGAAGCCAGCTGAACCTCCAGCAGAACCACTAAAGGATGAGCGTAGTGAACAAGAGAAACCCTCTGAAAAGAAACCACCTGCTAAAAAGAGGATTATCAAAAAACTTGTAGAACCAGGTCAGGAACCCGTATTATTCTTGGGTGCAGATGAGGGTAAAGGTGAATGGCGTGTGTTATCCAATACATACGAAGCACCGTTTCAAGTGGATTCAATTACGTTTCCAACGGTTGAACACTACTTTCAATGGGCAAAAGCAACACAATTTGGAGATGGAGTAACTGCCGGAAAGATTCTTAAAACACCTTCAGCTAAAGCTGTCAAGGCACTTGGAAAGAAGGTTAAGGATTTTGTGAAGGAAGATTGGGAAAAGACTAAAGATGGAGTCATGAGAACTGCTGTAAAAGCAAAGTTTGTTCAACATCCAGATCTCAAGACAAAGTTACTAGAGACAGGCACTCGAACGATTGGTGAAGCGTCTGCGCGTGATAAGTATTGGTCTATTGGAACTTCTGCAGATACAGCTAAAGCAAAAGATCCTTCCAAATGGCCTGGAAAGAACGTATTAGGAACTATTCTGATGGACCTTCGTACAGAATTGAAAGGATAAGTAGTTAAACAGAAACAATAGTAAATACTCAATGAAATACCCAAATGTTCTCTTCTTTAGACATGAGAAGTATGCCGCAATCGACACATTTCTCAGTGCAAATGAAGAAAAGTTGAACTGCACTTTGAACTTTACTTCGGATCCAAAGGATATCTTGAAACTTTTTGATTGTAACTATCATATTTTGGTAACCTATGGTGAGACTGAACAAGAGTATTATCAATCTATGAATGAACTTGTAAATCGCATGAGATTACGATGGATTCATTTCAAGACAATTGATGATCTAGAAGGGTTTGATCGTGGTGTTAACTACTGTTACATTCACAATGTCGTTATTCCTCATGAAATTACACGTCCTGTATTTTCTGCATTTACAACCTGCTATAATTCCTATCATAAGTTTCTTCGTCCTTACGAAAGTTTGAAGAAACAAGTGATGAAAGATTGGGAGTGGGTAGTCTTGGATGATTCACCGGATGAAAAACACTTTGTATTTTTGAAAGAGTTGGTTGGAAATGATCCTCGTGTTCGTTTGTATCGCAGAGCATTTAACAGCGGAAATATTGGTAATGTAAAAAATGAAGTAGCCTCTATGTGCAGAGGTAAGTATGTATTGGAACTAGATCACGATGACGAAATTCTTCCAGAGTGTTTTGAAGATGCAGTCAAAGCATTTAATACTGATCCGGAAGTAGGATTTGTTTATATGGATACAGGACACTTATACGAGAATAGAACTAAACATTCATACGGAGATCATTTTGGTCTGGGATATGCAGGATATTATTGTCAAAAGTATCAAGACATTTGGATCAATGTGATTTCATCACCCAATCTCAACAATATTTCAATGAGTCATATTGTAGGTCTTCCAAATCATCCTCGTATTTGGAAACGAACTGTCTTGAACGAGATTGGAAATTATTCAGAGTATCTTCCAATTTGCGATGATCAAGAATTGATTATGCGAACTGCAGTTAAAACAAAGATTGCACGAGTTCATAAACTAGCTTACATTCAGTATATGAACGATGGATGGAACAACTTTTCATTGATTCGCAACTCTGAAATTAACCGATTAGGTCCTAAGTTTATTGTTCCTCAAGCATACGAACAATACAAATTAGATGACCATATGAAATCATTAGGTGTCTACGAGTCACCTGAATACGGTTGGTGGACACGTCCTATTTGGAAACGTCCAGAGTTCAAGGGAAAGTTTTGTAACACAGTGTTGAATTTTGATCACACAAAACAATACTGCATTTTGGGATATACTGCAATGATTCAACGTATAGATACTCTCAGAGAGCTTTATAACAATCCTAAAAACGACTTCTTTGTATTGGAAAATAACATCACCAATGAAGACCTATGTGGTATGTTAGATGGTCTTGGATTAAGTCGTGTTAAGTGTTATTCGATGAAAGATTGCACATGGGAAGAACTTCGCAAATATTTCTTCCTGATCTGCAAGAGCACAGACGAATACGAAATTTGGGACTCTACTGAGTCTGCCTGTAGTATTCCTCATACGTCATCGTTGGAGCCTGATCCTGAGATGGAAGAGCTTGATTCTGTTCAGGAATGTACCGTTGATGTAGCTTACGACCAACAATCTGAGTCGCCTGTTCAGGAGTAATTTCTCCCTTTTCAATTTTTCTTTTCAATGCAAGCATTTCAAAAAAGGTTCCATCCAATCGATCCTCTGCGTGCATTTGAAAAAGTGATGGATAGTTGAAATACAATGCTTCATTATCCTTTTGAAGTTTCTCTTCGTATTCATGTTTATTATGCTTCAGTCTAGCCCATTTTTGTTTAGAAGCATCCATATTACGAACGAGTGCTTGAATCTGAGTTGCTGATAAATCTAGATCATTGATACCTCTTCGTCCGGCTTCAACTTCTTCAGGTGTTAATTCACGAGCTGCCATTTATTTATACTACTAACAATGGCTTTAACTGAGTCACAAGTGACGCACACTCGTCATGCGTTGTCATTCCAGTTAAGATGATTTGACCCGTTCGAAAGACCTTTGCAATCCACTTCGTTTCAGGAAAGTAGATCTTTACTGCTGGATACACTGCAGGTTCATAGATCGTTGTAACACCCTTACCTCTAAGAGTTGCATACAGTGTATCACGTGATAGATTTGAAGTTCCAACTAATTTGGTCTTGTAGTTCATAAGAACCACACGACGAATATTAGTCCATTCTCCAGATAGAATAGCTTGCGGACATTGAGTTTCAATATGATTTCTCAACATTGTAGTTACTTGTCGATCATATCGTTCATCAAGAACTCCTGTAATATGAAATACTCCATTCTGAAAGATTTTCACTGTAATCTCTTTGCGAAGAAGAGTTCCATCTCCATCCGAGAGAAGTACTAATGTAATTGAATTATGTCCAAATCCAGTAGTTCTTTTAGGAGGAGTTGTTTTAGCTCTACGTTTGATAAGATCTCGCTTTGAAGATCCTCGTTTAACGATCCCTTGTTTTTCAACTTTAATAATAGACTCTGTGAGTGGAAGCGTATGAGCAAGAATATCAGTATCAAGTCTTACTCCCATCGTGTATAAAACGACCATCGTTGTCAGTGTTGGTGGATCCATTGTGCTTCCTGATTGTGTAGACCCAATCGATTTCGTTTTTCCAAGCCTGAGAGAAGGATAACGGAAAATGACTCACAACAATACAGTGAAAATTGCGAATCGCTTTTCGTAAGATGACTTCTTCATGAGGTGTTAACATCCAACCTTCAAGATATCCAAACCAAATAGTTCCTTCTTTTTGATGTTCAATGATAGAACGGACTGTTTCTAAAAATCCATCTTCTAATGAAAGTTTAGAGACATCGTAGCAATCTGCAGGTTTGGGGATAGGATAAGTATAAACAGTCAACATACTTACTTTCTTAAGTAGTTGTTTAAGCGTTACGATCTGCCGTATGAGGCCAGTTAATAGTACTCTTAAGAGCGGATGCTTGACTTACAGTAAGACGACAGTTACACGAATCCGCAAGTAATACCTTCTTGCAAGTAGGGCAGCAGTTCGAAGCATATCCAAGACCGTAGTTTTGGCGAGCTGCTTGAATCTTAGAAAGTTCGGCATCCGCTGCAAGTCTGTCATTGATTTCAGGAAGTTGAGAAGAGGATAAGCAGGGCATTGTGTTCGTAATTTGTGATGCCTTTGTATTTGCACGTTGTTCTTGAGCGACTGATTGACCTGCAACGTATTCGGCATACATGGGTGCATCTTGAACCGTATGACCCCCTCCATGAAGATATCCCGATGGAGTAGAAGTTGAAGGAGCGTTCAATACAACAGCACAAACAGTCGAAGCAACACGAGTTTCCAAGTTACCCGATGCCGCTAATCTCTTGACAATCTCCGTTTGATGTCCTGCGTCACGATGAGGACGTGTATCCGTAATAGTGACCATTCGTTGTTTCATG